TTTTTTCTTTTTCGTCTTCTTTTTCATCCGCCGCTTTTCCTTTTGGTTCATCGGCATCATCATCTTTCATTTCTTTAGCTTTTTTCTTTTCGATGGCCGCTTTTAACGCAGGTGGAAGTTCTCCTTCCAACAATTCATCATCCTTGTTATTTACATCAGTCATAATAGGTCTCCTTTATACGATATTTAAAATTATTAGTATATGTATTTATACAAAATTATAGCTTGGAGAGGAAATCTTTAAACACTTTTATCATGTTTTCTTCCAAGTCTTTCTTAGAAGACTTCTGAATGACTTGTCTCTGTGTTGAAATGTCGGCTTCTCTAATGATTCCGTTATCCCAAACCCATGCTTTATTTTCCATAATACCACGTACATATGCATCTGGTGCTGAAGGATCGGCTACGATATCTGCACATGTTGCGAGATAAAAATCGTTACCAACAACTTTAGTTCCATCTTTTCCTTCTACGAGACTACCTAAGCCTCTTGTAGATACGCCTAGCGTTGCGCCTTCAGTCATTAAATTCTTTACGATGTTACCGTATGGTGTTTCCATAATCTTTGCTTTACCGATGAAGTTGTTTCCATCTTGACGCAAACTCTTAGTAATGTGTGACACACGTTCTAAATTGATAGTTGGACCATCTGGATGCCCTAACTCACCATAAGCACGATTCTTCATTACACTTTCAGTAACATATCGATCTGTTTCTTTTTGCAAAACTGCTAATGGATACATTCTTCCATTACGATTCTTTTGTTCTGCTTGCATGAAGATACCTTCAATGTAGAAACTTCTACCGCCAGCTTCGTTTGCTTCAGTAATGATATTTACTTGCTCATTAATTTCTGTGATTAGTTTCATTTTAGTCCTGCCGATGTTCTTTTTCTAAGTGACCTTGTTCTTTTGCGTAGAATCAAAGCAAGTTTTGGTGCACGTTTTCTAGCCGCTTTGCGTTGTGCCATTTTACGATGCATTTTTTCTTGTGAAGACATTCTTACAAGTTTGCCTCCTAAGACTTTATATCCAGGTGTTGCTGATACAATTTTTCTGCGCTGAACAATTCCAGCACGTACTCTATTGACTTTAACAAGCCTAGCTTCGTCTACCTGTTCGTCAGACAAAGATATAAAATCTTTAAATTTTAACATTACGTCTGACCGTCATCCGTAGTTTCACGACTAGAATATCCAGCAGTTTTCTTACCTTCAAGAACTAATGTATATGCGGCATTAGCAGTAAATCCAGTAGTAGATAATAGAATGCTACCTGCTGTGTTTGGCGCATTGTTTGTGAATGGTGCTTGCAAGTTTACTGTTAAATCTACAATACCAGAACCACTTAAAGTTGCAATAGTTGTATTTGCGCCACCATTAATTGAGTTAGCCCAAAATAAAGTAACTCTAGGATCCATAGTGGATGACGTTCCTTTTGATACATTCCAAAATAATTTTGTGATTGATAACCGTGTGCTACCATCACCATTAGATGCAATTAAAGTATTTGCATTAACTTTAGTTATGTTAGTTTCACCAGTGCCATCAGAAATGTTTGTTAACTTAACCGCCCATGCTGATGCATGATCTTTTAGCGTTTGTGAGGTTACGGTATCTGCCATTTTATTCTTTCGCTATAGTTTTTGCAAATGCTAAAAGTACTTCAGCATCTTCTTCCAACTGATTCAAAAAGATTTCTTGATTGCTTTCGTCTAACTGATCGTAAAGATTAGAGAGTAAATCAACATCTTCGTTTTTCAAAGCACCACGTGCCTGTGCGGCTTTAAGCATTGCAACTCTATCTTTGTATCCAGCAACACCAGGTTTGATATCTTTAGCGGCTTTCTTTTCAGCGGCATTTGGATTACTAATGTGTTTCATTGTAGTCTTAGACTGATGACTATCAACTTCACCAAATGGTTGCTTGTTGTCGAGTCTATCAGCAGGACGTTTGCCAGAACCTTTTTTAGTGTCGTGTGGTCCGATTTCTTCAGGTCCGACTTTTTCTAAATCTCCAGGGTCTTTAGTTTGAGCAAGATATGACACGGCTGCCATTTTATTGGCAATAGCATCTTTGTACTTTACTCTTTCTATTTCATCCAACTGGATAAAACTTTTAAAGTTCTTCATCTACATTTCCTTCTGAACTGGATTGAAATTCCTCTTCACCAGATGCGACTTCTTCTTCGCTATCTTTAAAAATAGACCCTGCCAATTCCATTCTTTTAACTTCAATATGATCCTGTATCTTGTCGTTTAGTGCGTCAAGAATTGAGTTTTTAAACTCGGCCGGTTTTGCATCATATGCGTGTTGAATTGCTGTCTGTACATTTTCCATATTATATTTCCTTTTTGTCTGTTAACTTATTTATACAATACCGTTTTTAAGCATTGTAATATGGCATCAAGTAATCTCTTCCATCTATATTTATGGACATAAATCCTGCCGGATTATTTGGTAAAGTTGCGCTTCCTGATGTTGCAGTTTCTGAAAGGGTACTTGATGGATTAACCCTAATACCTCCAGCAATAACTGTAGCATCGTTTCCGCCAATCTTAGAAATATTATCATCTTTAAAGACAAGCAACCTATGAATATTGTCTATGAATCCAGCAGTACCAAAGTTAACAGTTGTTGCTATACTCAACGGCTTGATAATAAATTTAACGCTTGGATTTGGTATTACTAAAGTAGATGTAATTGATGGGAATGGAACATCTTTAATTCCCATATTAATCTTTGACGTACCAAATGCAAGCGCAGATTCATATGAATTAGGATATAATATATAATTTAATTTTGATGTTCCAAAACTATTCTGTATTGTAACAGACTGTGGTGCAATCAATGGCACAATAGAAGGGGTGCCAAAACTTAATGCAGAATTTACAGAATTTACAGTTACAGTAAAGTTTAAATTCTCAGAACCAAATGCTAATGTAGATACTACACTTTGTGCATAAATTATTGTATTTAATTGTGATGAACCAAATGCAAGTGTAGATTCGCCTGAATTTGGATGTATCTGAACAAATAGATTGTTTACGCCAAAAGAAAGTCCACTTGCAATAGAACGGTCAAAGGCATCAGTTAATTGCTGAATTGTATTTGACTGATATACTTGAATTTCTGCGTTTTCAATACCAAATAAAGTATCAGAAAGATATAAATTCTGTCTAACATTTACATATACATAATGCGTGTCTGGAAACACCACCGTAGAGTCAATTGCTCTATCGTTGGTGTCTATGAATTGTATTATCGGTGTGTCTTGAAGTGCTGATAAAAATGTACTAGCAAATTCTGATAATGCAACATCTAAGACAATCACTTGATCCATAATCAAGGTTTCTTTATTTTTTAATTAATTATTTTAAAGTGCAAATATTCTACTTGCGCCAGAAGAGAATACAACTGTAATATCACCGCCGTTAGGAAGAATTGGCAAACCAGTTGCGCTATCAATATAAGCAATCAATCTGGAAGTAGATTGTACTCCAGTATCTTGAAATATCAATAATGCTTCACAATTTGCACCAGTAACGGATGTGAATGTTGCGTCATCTGCGTCAAAAACTCCGTTGGTAACAGTTTTATTAGCTAATGTTGTACTTGATATTACAGCACTATTTGAAACATCACTACGATATTGATGTGATGTGCTATAAGTGTATACTCCAGTGTCAACAAGCGCAATAGTAATTGTATTTGCACTCATGTTGATATGAGCATTAATGAATGATTCTTTTGCTTTTGGGTACAATGCGTTTGCCATAAAATTCTCCTTAATTTTTACTTATTTATAATACGATTGGTGTTCCGATTTTTATAAATGCTTTTGTTGCCGATATAGCGTATCCAAGTTTCAATGAAAATGATGCACCATTGATTGTTGATGTTGCCACAATATTACCATTACTTCCAAGATATAAAGATTGTTCTGCTGTCCAAGTCCACGATGGATTAGTTATTGAACCAAAAGTTACTGTCTCTCCTGAAACGTCCAAAACTCCTAAAACTTTATCTACTTGTGCTATATCTAATGCTGAAGCCAAAACAGTATTGGCTGTAGAATTCAAAGCAACAACTTTATACGCATCACCGGTACTATTGCTAAATTTAACATTTAATGATTCTGTTGCACCTCCAGCTGTAACTGCTGTATTAGACGAATTGCTAATCGCATTTGCAGTTAAGGTGCCACCGGTGGTAGATACCGTACCTATAGTTCCTGTAGGCGACACAACAACACCTGTTGGGTTTGGATTTTCTACAGTTGGCTGCGGAATTATTGCAATTGCTCCGGTAACAACATCTGCTTTAATTGAAGCACCACCTAAATTAATACTGCTTCCACTTAAATATAAATCTCTGAATCTAGAAGTTGGCGCTCCTAAATCATATGTGATGTTTGCTGAAGGAATAACATGTTGAACTATTGTATTTCCTGCTACAGTTAATCCAACAAAAGAAACTGTGTTTGATGTATTAAGATTTTGGTCATATCCAACTCCTCCACCTCCAGTATTTGCTTGTGCAAACGCAGATTGTGCAATGCTAAGTGCTGAGTTTGCTGTAGAAAATGAACTATTTGCAATAGAACGTGCAAGATTATCTGTGCCAGCGGCACCACCAGTATTGGCTTTTGCAAATGCTGACTGTGCAATACTTAATGCAGAATTTGATTGTGTGTATGAATTATTTGAGGTAGAGAATGCGCTGTTGGCTTGTGAATATGCTAAGTTTGCTGTGTACCAAGCGGATGTTGATCTTGTTCTTGCTACGGTATCTACGGTACCTCCACCGCCACCAGATTGTTCTACGAATACAAACTTCTGTGATGCTTGATTGTAAGATAAAACATAACCATCTGTGATACTATCTCTATCAACGTCATCCAAGTATCTTAAATTGACTTCACCAGAACCAGTTGAACCTCCGTGCTGTCCACCAGATTTAATAATTACTGCATTGACTCTTGTTTTAAATGCGTTAACATCTCTCTGAACATTATCAATAAACTTTTGAAACTTCTCTTCAACAGGTTTTATGTCTCCGTCTTTACCATCCTTACCTGCAATGCCTTGAACGCCCTGTGGTCCAATTTCACCTTGTGATCCTGTTGGTCCTGCGAGTCCTTGTTGTCCGTCTTTTCCTCGTTCGCCTTTGTCGCCCTTAAGTCCTCGTTCACCTTGAATTCCTTGCGGACCAACTGGTCCAATCGGACCAACTGCGCCTGTTTGTCCATCTCTTCCGTCCAGACCATTTTTTCCATCTGCGCCCCTATCACCTTTCTCGCCTTTGTCGCCACGATCACCAGTAATACCTTGTATGCCTTGTTCACCTTGAAGACCAACATCACCTTGTTCGCCCTTGTCTCCCTTATCACCTTTTAATCCACGTGGTCCATCATGCCCCATGTTTCCTTGGGGTCCAACTTCGCCTTTATCACCACGCTCACCCGCATCTCCCTTATCTCCTTTGTCACCCTTAGAACCTTGTGCGCCAGTTGCGCCAAGAGATCCACGTGGACCAACAGGACCAGGAACTTGTTCAACGATTACTTCTGTTGTTTTCTTTTCTAAAAGAGATACTAACTCTGTTTTAAGTTTTTGTATCTCTTGTCTTGTATATGCTACAGACGTTGCAACAGAAACCGCTTCGCTGAGAGTAGTGCTAAGATTAGTTTCCTTCTTTGTCACCTTTAGCCTCTTCAACTAATGTGCCAAAAAATGCAGTCATAGATTTAGCTAATTCTTTTTGATCCGCATCATCAATTTCTCTTGCGGCTTCTTCTTTTTTTACGCTAACAACAAGTTGTTGTGGTGGCGGCGCAGGTGGTGGAGAAGGTGGCAATTCTTCTGAAGACATACCATCTTCATCCATATTTGCCTTGTCTTCTTCCATCTCTTCATCCATTTGCTTAATATCATCTTCACTCTGATGTAGAATGTTTGTTCTGATATATTTTACAGAGAAGTATTTACCAACATATCCATCAATGTCAGAAAGAATGCCTAAACGTTCTTTCATAATTTCAACGTTCTTTAGTTCTGCAAAATGTGCGTCTGATTGATAGTCATAACTAATTTCTTCTTTCATTTGATCCCATTCTTTACGGGTACAAACGCCTTTAAGAAGAAGCTGTGTCTCAAGCATTTTATCAAATAGGATAGAGAATCTTAAACGCAAACGTGAAATGAATTTACCAAATTTCAATTCATCTCTAGTAATTTCTGAAGCACGTCCTAAAGAGAATCCTGTGTCGGCCTCTAAACGTGAAACTGGAACATTCAATGACTTAAACATTTTCTTTTGAAAGTACAATACGTCATCAATCTCTCCAAGATTCTGGCCACCTGATAGTGTAGTAATCTCTGTACCTTTACCACCTTCTCTACGTGGCAACCAAAAGTCTTCAAGCATTGTCTGATAGCGTCTATCGTCACGAATCTCACCAGTGTTTGCATCATACACTAGTTTGTTTTTATACTTCTGCATGATTTCACGTAAGTATTGCTCTGCCTTCATCTTAGGCAAGTTACCTACGTCAATGTAAAAGATTCTACGTTCTGGTGCTCTTGAAATACGATAGATAACTGTCGCATCTTCAAGCATACGTAATTGATTGAGTGGTTTGATTGCTTTGTGTAGATGTGAAACAATAATCTTACCATCTTTGTCTGAGATGCCAGAGTTTGCATAGCAAATTGCATCTACTGCAATCTTAATGCCCTGTGCGCCATCTCTAGAAAAACCTTTATCTGAATAGATAAAATATTCATGGAATTTTTGTGTCGTGTTTGCTATTCCTGGATTATTAGGTTGTTTCTTATCTTCACGCACTTTACGAATTTTACGTGGGTCAATGTAACGAACTTCTTTTAATCCTGCTCTAGGATTTTTATCGTCAATCAACATGTGATAGTACAAACGTCCATCAACATACCATCTACGGAAAATATCGTAGCCTTGATTGTTGAAGTCAAGTAGTTTCATTATGTAATAGAACTCATCACGAATCTTTTTCTTGATTGATTCGGGTTGCTGGAGTTTATCTAAAATAATTTGAACTGGATAATCACCATCTTCAAAGACTAGTGCTTCGTTAACAATGTCTTCAATTGCGGCATCGCATTCTGGTTGAAGTGCCATCTCACGATATTTTTTAATTAAATCGGCATCGCTTCTAATCTGACCTTCAAGGTCCATGTATGTTCCATATACACCACCACCAGAAATTGATACTGCCGCATCATCATCGGTAGGTGTGACAAACGATTTTAACTGTTCTGATTCAACATCATCCTTACCAATTTTATATCCAAAAAGTTTTATCGCCATATTTGAGTCTCTCTAAAAAGAAATGGGGGCGTAATAGCCCCCATTATTGACAACTATTACGCAATTATTTATGTTGCGTAAAATTCATTATTTAAGTCTTTTTATACTTTGGCTGGCGTTTTGGCAGCCGTTGTGCCTTTTACATTACTCGCTGAAGCCGCACTAGAAACACCAGCACTAGGTTCGCTGGCATTAGTACCGGATTCAGAAGTGCCACCAACATCCAAATAGTGATATTGGAAAGTAACAGTAAACTCTTGAACTGCATCTGTAGTATCGTAAGACAAATCAATAGCAGAAACATCAGTTGGAAATGCATCGTACAATTCATACACTCTAGAAACTGTGCCGTCTGGTCTCAATTGCTGAACGGTAATCTTGCAACGATATGAATTTGTTCCGTCTCTTAGTGAATTCTCACCATTAACATCGATGATGCTGTTTAACCAATTATCAAAAGATTTACGAACGTTTTGTGCGTCATCGTTAACAATTGTTGCTGTCCAATCTGCATATGTTCTATCTCCAGGAACTTTAATTCGTCTTCCTCTAAATGGAACTTCAATCACACCCAATGTAAATGCTGGAATTGCACCAGACTTACATAGGATGGAAAGATTGCTTAAGTCAACGCCAGCTATATTTTCTTCCGGTTCAATTTGAATTCGGAATAAATTTGCTTTTGAACCGCCATTTAGTTTTGATCTAAATGTATTGATATTGAAAAATTCGTTTGCCATTTTTTATTCCTTATTCGAATGTAAAGTAGTCATAAGACCAAGTTACAGTAAACTCTTCAAGCGTATCTGTAGAGTCATACGATAAGTCAATTGTACTAACATCACTAGGCCAGCAGTTAACTAGCGTGTATGAATAAACTACGTCACCTGCTTGATTAAGCTGTTCAACTAAAATAGATGAGAAATCTGTTGCATCTCCTCCAGTTAATGTTTTAGCTGTTTCTGAGTTGTAGTCTGTAGTACCATATTGTTTTTGTAAGTCTTCTAACGCTTCTCTGATTCTGTGATTAGAATCATTGATAACTGTTGTTGTCCAGTCAGCAAATGTTCTGTCTCCAGCCGCTTTGAATCGTCTACCGGCTGCAAATGGAACTTCAATAACACCTACTGTGGAGCCTGGAAGTTGAGCGGCTTTGCACAAGTAAGTGAAATCTTCATTCAAATCATTAGATAGTCCAGATAGAGTAACTCTAAACAAATTTGAACGGGCGCCCGTTTTAAGAACGTCCTTCAAATTTTGAATTGTTGTAATTGCCATATAATTCTCCTTGTTTATTCTCTAGTATTTATGCGGCAATTTCAGCAAATGTGGCGGTACCTCTTACAGAGACAAAGTTAAGTTGAATGAAGTTGACAGAACGAATTGGTTGTACGAAAATATCGCAAACAAATTCATTGGCATTTACTACATCTTCTGGATTATTTGTTTCATCACAAACAACTCTGAATGCTGTAATACCTCTTCTAGACTGAACGCTTCTCAAGTAAGGAACAACTAGACTTACAAAACCGCTTCTTGTTATTGCATCGTTTTGGTCAAACAATACATTGTCTGCGGCTTGTCCAATTGTTCTTTGCAATTCAATAAACAATCTACGAACATTAACACGATTCATTGATGTGTTCTTCAATGTGAATGTCTTGTCACCAAACAATACTGTGCCACGACCAATTTGTGTGATAATTGGATTGATGGCTGCCTTGTACAATGTGTCTCTGTCAGCTTGTGTTGGATTGTATGCTAAACGAACTAAGTTTTGAATACGACCATTTTGGAAACCAGCTGGAGACAACCATGGTTCACGATTCAAATCGTTACGTGCCATACAACCTGCTGTGTCAGCATTCAACGGAACATAAACATATACGTCATTGTATTTGTCGTACTGATATTTCCAACCGCTGTCCGCAACTGCGTATGTTGAGCGTGAAACTGTGTCTGCCCATGTGCTAATAGCAGATGCTTCAGAACCAGCATTGCTAACAACGTTTGCTCTCAATGGAGAGATACAAACAACAGCATCTTTTCTAGTTTCGGCAACATCAGCTATAATTCTATTTACTACTGTAGCAGTTGCTTGACCAGCTACAATAATAGATGTTGGAACCTCTTGTTTGTTTGAAAGCAATACATAAGATGTTGATCTGTCGCCATCTGTCAATGCGTTACCATCAGAACCACCAGCTAAAGAATATGCTTTAGGTGTCGTTACTGCTGTGTAAGTTGTGGCAGACAATGTGTTACCCCAATTAGAGCCAGCATTGTCATGTGCAGTCCACCAAACGTAGTTAGAACGATCATTAACTACATCTTTGTAGTAATTGCTACCACCACTATCCGCTTTAGCATTAGAACCTTTAGAGAGATAACCAAATTTCTCTAAAACTGTATTTGCTGTACCAGTAATTTCACCTGTTCTGTCTTGAACAACAACGTGCAATTCATCGCCAGATGCGCCTGCGGCTGTTCCGGCTGTAGATGTTCCTGGTGCAGAATCAAATTCACCAAAGAATTCCCAACGGCGTGTTCCTGAAACAGCAGTAGCACCAGTTAAGTGTGCAGACTCTAATGTAAATGATGTTGCATTAGCAATCGCAACAACTTTAGTTGAACGACCAGACAATACAATAAAATCACCAACTTGCATTTGTGTATTTGCAAGACTTCCTGAACCGGTAACTGTTGTAGAACCTGCTGTTACAGTAAATGTTCCAGTTAATGTGTTAGAATAAGCCGCTGAACTTGGGCAAACAGAAACTTTAACTGCGTTTCCTAATGCACCAGAATAGCGAGCCGCCCATGGACCAACGTTCCAAGATGCTGTATTAATGTATGCATCATCATTCTTAATAGCTGTACCAGTACCTGCTGTGCCTGAACCAGTTGTTGCTTCTGCTGTAGCATTCAACGCTGTGTTTGCACTACGAACAATATACAATGAACCAGAATAACCTAAAAAGTTAGCGGCTGTTAAAAAGTCAACTACGTTAGTTGCATTTGGTTTACCAAATCTAGTAACTAAATCGGTTTCGTTTGTAACTTGTACTGCTTTATCGATAGGACCCCAACGGAATTGACCAGCAAATGCGCCAGATGTTGTAGATACCGACTGTGAGGAAGACACCAAATCTGTTTCGGTGATCTTGATTCCTGGTGAAATTAGACTTATAGCCATTGAATTCTCCTTGTTATAATGATGTTTTGTTGTTAGGTTTGTTTAATTTATTTATAAAAAATCAGATTTGTGATAATTCTCTACCTGCCAAACCTGTCCACTCACATCAACTAATTGATTCTCTTCTTCTCCATTATTTATGAAGCCAAAAGGAGTAATTTCCTCTTCAATCATTTTGATTCTTGCTTCGTACAATTCTTTTCGTATATTAATGTTAGTTAACTCTTTGAAATAAGAGTTTGTTGTCAACCACGAAAATAACACTAAAGGCATAACTAAGTCATCGTGATATCCCTCATCAGCAGAGTAACTGTTTCTTTTTTCAATGAACGTTGAAATTTCTGCTATAGTGTCAGCATCTGTAATGATAAGTTTTTTTTCTTCAACCATTGATTTAAAGTTAGAACATCCGATGCGTTTAACTTTCTTGTCTGTAATAACACCTAGTTGTGTCTTACCCCCACCAAATCCCCCATTGACAACTTGCCCTTGAGGTGTTCTAGAAACGGATATGATATTCTCATATTCGTATTCCGCATAAAGAATCTCTGCAACTTGTTCTGAAGAATTGATTTCAATTAGAACGTATGCTTCATTGTATTCTTTACCTATTCTGTAAAGTACTGATGGATATAAAAGTGGGCTGATTTGATTGTTTCTGTATTTGCCTACAATTTTATATGGCATCTGAGTTATGTCAATAATCTGAAATGCTGAATAGTCACCACCGACACCTTTAGCGGTGTCTGCAACAATACAATACGCATGATCTTTTTCTACCTTCTCATATATATCTAACCCATCTTTTTGATACATGATAGGTTTAGCAGACATTTGTGCAATAGAGTCTGAAGCAATGAGTGTCAAACTAGAACCTAAGAAGTTACATAGCACTTCTTGATTGAACTTTAATTCACCAAGTAATCTTCGCTGTTCAGTCGCCCATGCTTCGTCACGTCCAGGAATCTCCCAATAGGGAATAAACAAATTGACAAATCCATTTCTGTCGCTCTCTGCATCATTCCAAAACTTCCAGAAATGATTGTATCCTAGAGGGGTAGAACTTAGCAAAATCTTTGTTGTTTCACCAGCAGAAATCGTAGGATAAACTGAGGTGAAGAATTGTTCTGCTACATTGTTCGGTATGATAGCGGCTTCGTCAACATACAATAAGTTAACTGATTTACCACGAATACCTGATGCGCTTGTTGCGGCTGTGAATACGATTGACCCATTCTCTAAAGCAATGTCACCTTTGTTCCATGTGGTGACACCTTGCTGAAGCCACGTAGGAAGATTCTCATACATGATTTGATAACGATATAAAACCTCTCTAGCGGCAGTCGCTTTGTTTGCTAGAATTGCTACAGTCTTGCTTCCTTGAAACAATGTGTACCAAAGAATATATGCGGCTGAAGTTGTTGTTTTGCCTTGTTGGCGCCCTTCCATAAGAATAACTTTACGATTCTCATGGATGATTTTTACTTTATTCTTTTGACAATCATAAAGTTTGAATGGCTGAAGCCCGTGATCTAGCGTGACAATCTTACAATAACTTTCTATGAAGTATATCGGATCGTCAGCGCATTTCAAGTATTCTTCAATTTCGTCTTTTGTGAAATTTAATGGAACACCAGATGCTTTTAAAAGAGAATTTCCTAGATAGGATTTTGCTGTCATCTCTTACCAATTAGTTTTTGTAATTCTGCTGTGCTACCAACAAACAATGCATTAGTGACATGCTGTGGTTGTTGTGTGTCATCTTTTTTAGATTTCAAGTCTTTTACTTTTTTACCTAAGTCTAACAAATCTTTGTTAGTGTCTGACAATGTTTTAATCAATTGTCCAACAACTTCATATGCTCTTGGTGATTCGCCTTCTTTAGCTAAAAAGATAATGTTTTCCATAGCAACTTTGCCTTGCTCAATGAATAGCTTTAGATTCTCTCTCGCATATTCATAGTCAGCATCAATAGATTCATCATTTGGTGCGCCAGTAGTTTCTTTTGGTTGTTCTACTACTACAGGTACCGATGCTTGTTCAACAATCTTACCTTGCACATCAAAAATGTCATTCAATTTATCATTAACAGATTTTTTCATGTATTATTTGTAATTGTTTCACTAACGTTAAATTCGGAATCACCACTAAATGACTGTATATTTATGATGTTAGAATTAATCCCATTTGTTACTGAAGTGTTAACATCTGCATTCGAAATATATTTGAACTTTATGCTAGGTCCAAATAGATATCCTTTGACAGTAAAGTCCATCTGCCACGAAAGGACTCTACGTCCATCAAAATCGCCTTCATATGAATCATCGACACTTACGTTGGTTAATTCAATTGGTACGTCCATGTTAATTCCTAATTCAGGAATAAGTTTCATTGTAACAATCCAATCTGGTGTAAAAAATGGAATAATTTGTTCTACAATTTGCGTACCATCTTCTGCATATCGAACCAATGCATATAAAGAAAAGTTGATATCATATGGAACTGGTGTGTAAGTATAACTAAAATCATTACCTCCAGTATTGAGTCCTTTTACGGTCTTATGTGCGCTATTTAATTTTCTTTGTGGTGCATATGTGATGCTGGTAAACTCAAACCCCATTCTAGGAAGAGTAACAGCAAGTGGACGATTCAATGTTGGATCGGCTAAAACACGTTGAACAAATTTTTGTTTAGGCGAATATTCAATAGGAACGCTGATTGTTTGTTGTTTATTTCCATCGCTATCATATCTTTCGACTTGAATTTCATTAAACAAGTTTCCAAACATAACGACATAGCGCCTTAAAGTGCCGTGATAAAAATCGTGACCGAACATCATAGTTAATAAGTCCTTGTAAGTGCAAATGGATTTTGTTCAGAGAAGTCGAGAATATCACCGTCAATGATTTTCTGTCCAATTATTTCGTTGTCCGCAGCCACCTCAAATGGTATGATTGTATCTCCTTCTGCAAGGAGTCTAGTGCCATCTTCTAAAGCAAAAATACTGTTATCTACTTCATCTAATAGTTTTTCAATATTATCAGTAGAAAGACTGTATTGATCTTCGATTGCATCGATCTCTGCAACACCAGTATCAAGTTTTTCGCTAGAGTATTCAAATCTATCACAACGCATTTCGAATGTGTATACGTCACCTA